AATGTTCGGTTTATGAGCAACCCACTGCCGCTTGTGAAGTTGGTGAACAGGTAATTGCTCAGCGTCATCACATTGGCCACGAGGTTGGTTGTGACGGTGTTCGTGGCTGTGCCGATGAGGTTGCTGAGCGTGATGAATAGTCCGTTGCTGAACTGCGCGCTGACGTTCGTCACTTCCGTAGGGGTCAGCCCGATGTCTGTGAGGGTTACGTCTGTCCCGTTGCTTGACCATGAGATCGTTGCCCCTGCGGAATTGAGCGACTTCAACTCGAACTGGTTATTGTTTGTGCGTCGATAAACACCCACACCGGAGCCAACGTTCAAACCCTCAAGCAGTGCGCTCGATCCGCCAGACATGCTTCCGGTGAGGCTGTTCACGTAAGTCACCGTAGCCAGTCCCTGCGTCATCTTGGATCGCAACTGAAACGCACTCACGTTGTAGGTGACACCGCCTTCTGACAGGACGAAGAACGCGGTGTCGGATGGCACGGGTCGATTCGGGTATTGCCAGATTTTCAAGCCCGGCTCCACAGTCGCTCCGAGTGTGAAGATCAGGATCAGTGGCAGTGCGGCCCATTTGATGTGTTTGTTCATAGTTACTCCAAAATTGCGTTTCCGTTGTCATCCAGAATGGCGTTCCCATCATCATCCAGAATGGCCCTTACTACGGTTGGAACCGGAGCCACTGTGCCTGCCGGGGCTGTGCCGCAGCGGATGCCTTCGTACTCCGCTTCATCGCGTGGCCTAGCGTAGGCAAATATTCCACGCACCCGGCAGTAGCCCTTGATGACGATTCGAAATTGGAACCCGTAGCCGAGTGTCGTTGGGCGGGCATTTGTCTGGTCGCACTTGAAGTGCGGCGTGGGCAACGTCATCGGAGTGTGGTATTGCGGACAGAAATCTTGCGTGGGGTAATCACACGGCTGCGCGGCGCTGAGTAGTTCGCAGTTATCTCGCGCGGCGCATTCCTGCCATTGGTGCCAGAATACCCAGCACGGATATTGGTCTGGCCGATAATAGACCTTGAAATCCACCTTGCCGAACATCCGATCCACCCAAAGCTTGAGCGTGTCCAGTTGCTTGAATTGGAGCGGGCTTCCCCAGGTGTAGCTCGGCGTCTCGATGATCCATGTGATTCGATCTTCGCCCAGTCGTCCTTCGTCTTCCTGCAAACCAGCGACTTGTTCCCAGAGTTCGAGTTGTCCACTGGTGCGCCCGAGAGCGATGGCGAAGGTGCGGAAACGTCCTCCGAAATCGCCAGTGAGCATTTTTAGAATGTCCAGCCCTTCCCACATGCCTTCCCATACTGGCGGCAGCTTTCGGCTGATGGTGCTCACCAAATCAAAATTCATCGGCAGCACGCCTTTGTGGATCACGCCGTAAGCGCTTTGCTCAGGCAGACAGCTTTGAAGGAGCCGGTTATCGGATTCAACGCCTGTTCCGAATCGAAGCAGGGAGCGATCATTGAACTGGATGGCGCGCTGAACTTCCCGGCTCTGAGGAGTGTTCCCGTATTCGTTGAAGTCGCGGCTCTTTTGCAGGAACGACCGGATGCCATCGGTGCTCTGGTAAAATAAATCTCCGTTCACTTGCACCACGCTGCGATCACTCGTGGTTCCGAACACGGTTTGCGCGACGCGCTGAAGCGGCTCCGTCAACGCCGCCCATTCCGCGCGTGTAGGCACGACGTTCATAGAATAAATGACCTTGCGCGTGAAGATTAGCAACTGGCCCTGGCCCAGCGCGGTGTCGATGTTGGTTGGGAACTTCATCGCTCGAATATTCCCGGCGACAGTGGGAACGATGAACCGCTTCAGGCTGGACAGGTAGGTGTTTTCCACCACGCTCAGCACGGCATCTCGAAAATTGTAACCCGCTGTGCCGCTGGTGAAATTAGGCGCGATGTCGCTCCCGAGCCATTCTCGGCCCTGTGCAATCCAAAGCCGGTTCATGTAGTAACACATGGCGCTGCCTGTGGGGATTTTAGGGGCCATGTTCGGCATTGCACTCACGCGACGAAGCGTCGTACCATCCCACACCAGCGGTTCGCTTTGATCGTCCTGAATGACGAGGAACTGTTCCGCCTGATCCATCCAGCTTTGTGCTATCGTAGCCGGGTTAGGACCGCTCGCCGCCGTCACGTCGATCACCGAGTTATCGGTGTCCACGCGGACTTGATAGGTTCGACCACCGATTTGAGCCATGATGTATGGAAAATCGAAATCCGGCTCGTACATGAAGGCGTCCTGCAGCAGATCGGTCGGCAACGTGGCCAGATAACGCCAGCCATGCCGTGGGGAAATGCAGCCTTCCCGAACAGTGCCATTGGCCAGCCACGCCAGTTGGTTCGGTTGCAATCCGTTCGGGTTCGCCGCGCTCGCAATTGTTCGCACCCGGGACGAGTCCACCCCGCCAGAGAAATCCACCGCACCCGTGACGAGGCGTTCGCTTTTTGGCATACCGTAGTTCTTCGGTGTTTTGTATAGGGGATTTACAGGTGAAGTCAATCAGGGTTAAATCCTACCGTGATCGAGAAATACGGCACGCAATGGCCTGACCACGCCACACCACTGGAAATTGAAATGGAGTGCATCCGCTACGGCGGCTCATGGAAAGGGAAGTCTGGGAAAGTCTGCGGCAAAGGATTGCCCCACCATTACGAACAGATGCGCCGGATCATCTGGCCGGAACTAGACGGAGAACACAATGGGCAGCGATGGCATGTACTGATTCGAAACGAGATTCTAAAAAACAAAGTCACCGTGTTGATGGGGCCGGGATCGAGCGGCAAAACACATTCTCCCGCATGGATTTATCTCTGCGAATATTTCGTGTTCCCGGAAGAGACGTGCGTGCTCGTGTCCTCCACGGACATGCGCGGCTTGCGATTGCGGGTGTGGGGTGAACTGACATCGCTGTGGGAACGCGCGGTGCAGCGCTTTGATTTTCTGGCGGGGCACCTGATCGACAGCCGCGTAGCCATCACCACGGACAAAATCGAGAACGCGGACGAAGGCGGGCTGGAAGACCGGCGTGTGCGTGACATGCGCAAGGGAATCATCGGCATTCCCACGGTGCAAAATGGAAAGCAAATCGGCCTTGGAAAATGGGCCGGGATCAAACAAAAGCGAGTGCGTCTGATCGCAGACGAAGCGCAGTTCATGGGGCCATCGTTCCTATCCGCATTTGCCAACCTGAACAAGAACGAAGATTTCCGCGCGTGCGTGCTTGGAAACCCGTGTGACATGATTGATCCGCTCGGGCGCGCGGCGGAACCGATTGACGGTTGGGACGCGCATATGGAACCGACGAAAACGGAAGTGTGGAAGACTCGCTTTATGAACGGTACATGCGTAAACCTGATCGGAACCGACTCCCCGAATTTCGATTACCCGCCAGACCAGCCGACGCGGTTCAAATATCTTATCAGCAAAGAGAAGATAGCTGATACGCTCTCTTTCTTTCCGAAGGATTCCGTGGAGTACTATTCGCAATGCGTTGGCGCGATGAAAATCGGAACGCTCTCACGGCGGGTGTTGACGCGGAAGCTGTGCGAACAGGCGCTCTCCGATGTTTGTTTCTGGGAAAGCTCCACGCGGACGCGCATTTATGCTGTGGACGCGGCTTACGGCGGAGATCGTTGCGTAGGTGGTTGGGGGGAGTTTGGGATGTGTCTGGACGGTAAAGTGCGGTTATTGATCCATCCGCCAGTAATCATTCCAATTTCCGTGCGCAGTGAGAAGGAGCCGGAATACCAGATCGCGGAGTTCGTGCGGCGTGAGTGCGAAGGAAACTCGATCCTACCGCAGAACATGTATCACGATGCAACTGGTCGCGGATCGCTCGGAACGGCACTGGCCCGGGTGTGGAGCGCGGAGTGCAACCCGGTGGAGTTTGGCGGGCAACCTTCCGAGCGGCCCGTGTCGATGGATCACTACATCAACGATCCAAAGACGCGCGTGCGCCGATTGAAGCTGTGCCAGGAACATTACGTGAAATTTGTCACTGAGCTTTGGTTCTCGGTGCGTTATGCCATTGAAGCAGATCAACTGCGAGGCATGACGGA